TTTGCTGCAATCTCAGCAGATAGGTCGTCTCCATCCCCATCGCTAGACTCTTCAGATTCAGAGTTTTCCTCTTCCTCTTCCTTCTCTTCTTTTTTCAGCTTAGTTTTGGTAGAGTCCTTTTTAGGCTTCTCTTCCTCTTCCTGCTCTTCTTCCTTCTCTTCACCCTCTTCAGGCTCTTCACCATTAAGAATAGCATCAATCTCATCATAGCTCTTAGCCTTAGCTAATGGGTTTAAGTCGTGTGCCTCTTCTTCCCAGTTATCAAAGCCAATAACAGACTCTTTACGCACAGTCTTAACATCATACTTAGTGTTATAACCTGTACCAGACTTAGTAATGATTACATCTAAGCCCTCTTCCTCATCGGTAATATCACCGTACTCTGGATCAATGATAAGAGCAAGTAACGCCTTATAGATGCCGATACCAGAACCAAACACTTTGATAGGTGTTTCCTCTTCATCATCAGCGTTAAACCATTTCTCCTTACCATCTACTTCCTTCTTCTCAAATGAATCTAGGTCATCGGCACGGTCAATAGCGTTGTAGTATACACGTGTCTTCTTGTTAAGCTCTTTAGCCATCTTATCGTACTTGTCATCTTTCTTCTTAGATAGCTTACGGAACTCAGCAACAACGTCACATACTGGACAAGGCTTGTTATCTCCATGAGTTTTAGGGCACACTACCATTGTACCACGTTTATTCTCTTCAGTCTTATTCACACCAAAGTGTACGAATACCTCTTTAGCAAATACTCCATCACCTTTAGGTGGTAAGATACGGATAACATTACGCCCATCTTTAAGGTTAAGCCAGCTAATTCCACCGCCAGAACCATTACCTCCGCTATTGCTATTTAACTCTGTTAATCTTGCTGCTAGTGCCGATACGTCTAATTTTGCCATTATAATTTTCCTCCTTGGGGCTAGTTACGGTCAATGACCTAAATTACGCCCATTAAATGTGTGATATTTTGGTTATAACTTTTCAACACTTTACGCTTGTCACTACTACGTAACAATAGCTTCAATGTTGATTCTCTATGATTAAACGCTTCAAGAGTAGACTGTAAAGTATCTCTGTGCTCTACTGCTCTCTCGTAACGCTCACCACCAATGCTTAGGTCTTGCAGGTACTGTACATGATTCTCAGCTACATCATACAGGGTCTTCCACCACGCATACTTACTAGGGTGGCTTAGGACTTCTTTAAGAACATTAGAGCTATCTATAGCCAGTTCCCTCTGTAAATCCGCTGTGTACATTTTACCTTTTGGTAAGGCGATTCTTATAATCTTACGTGACATACTCATCATACCTTTCTGTCTTGAACGCCTTCACAATTATTAAAGCAAGGCACACAATTTTTTCTCCACCATCTCTTAGTATCGTGGGGTTCAACAACCTGTTCGACATAAAAAAAGGTCAAGAAACGGGAATCGTCTCCTGACCTATAAACAAAATGAAAAGCCCCCTATCAATGAGGGAGCTTTTCTTCTTCTACTATTCTATTTAAATACAACTTGATACACGCCTTGTCAAAGGAGGTAACCTGTCGTTCATCAATCATTTTATCTAATTCTTCATTTATCTGCTCTAGTCTAAGATTACAATCGACCATCCTAGATGCCATTGTGACTGCTGCTAAGTACTGTCGGTAAGGAGTGCCAAGTCTGGTAATTTCTATAGGCTCGTCAGATAATTTTAGTCCTAGTTGCCTAGCCAAGGCAACCCAGTCAACCTTATCAAAATCTACATTATTAGGCATGTGTTCTAGCATGTCTTTGTCTCTCCTTTTAGTATGATTTTATCTACTTCAAAGCCCCTACTAATCCAATCTAGAACGTATTTCTCCGTGCATGTGATTACTACCCCATTAGATTTATTAACCATTTCGTAAGTTTTAGTCTTGGTCATATTGATTTCCTCCCTCAAATTGAGTTTTGCAAAATTTTATCCTCAAGTCGAGTGGAAGATTCTTCCGTGAGATACAGAACTAGTTTCCTATACAAAAAAGAAGAAGGCTCTAACAAGCCTTCTCCCAGTAATCTAATGCAAATTTTGGTATTGGTGTACCGTTTTCTTCAGCTTTCTTATACTCTTTCTCTGCCTTAGCCTTTTTATCAGCTAACTCTTTCTGTAGGTAACCGTCCACTCCGTGCTCTTCAATATCCTCAATAGAACACTCGAACGAGTGACCGTAGTTGTATCCAATCTCCATCTCAGACAGGATTGGCACATCACCTAGGAAATTGTAGAACTCATTGTATTCAGCTAAGTTCTCCATAACATGCTTAACTTTCTTAGCTACTTCTACTACCTCATCCTTTGGACAGTCAAATACTATACTATCATGAACCGTGATTACGATACGGCTCTTATAGTCAGACTCCTGTAGCCACTCATTAATCTTGATAAGAGACATAAGGGTACAGTCTGAACCTGTTGACTGTATAGGTGCGTTAACCGCTTGGCGTTCTGCCTCATTCGCAATAGAGCGGTCTGTAGAATCTAAACCTTCTAGATGACGAATACGGTTAGTAAGAGTCTTAACGAACTTGTTCTTCTTAGCAAATTTCTTAATACGTTTAACCCAACGCTCTACGTCTGGGAAGCGTTTGAAGTAGTTATCAATGAATTTCTGACACTCTTCTACAGACATATTAATACCTTCCGCACGTAAGTCTTCAGACAGTCCCTTAGGAGACTCTTGGTATACGATACCGAACTGAATCTTCTTAGCAGCAGTACGTTGGTCTTTAGTGACTTCATCTACAGTTACACCGAATGCACCTGCGGCTACCTCTTTATGTAAATCGGCACCAGAACGATACAGTCGGATAAGCTCTTTATCCCCAGTCATAACTGCTAGGATACGTAACTCTAGCTGGGAGTAGTCAAACTGTACTATAACGCCATTGTCACCAAAGCGAGATACAAACAGTGTCTTTATCTCATTATGATACTGGAACAACATCGCACTATTCACTTTACGAGGTAACTGTTGCATGTTAGGTTCATTACTACTTAAACGCCCTGTAACTGTTCCGTGTAGGTTGTAGTTACCATGAACAAGTCCTCTAGCA